CTTTAACTTGCTTAGTGTTTGCCATAGATCTTGCTAACGCTTTTGTATATCTAGACGCAAGTCTGTCATACAAGTTATCTTCGATAGCTTCTTCTGTGATTGCAAACGCTAATGCGATTGTTTCGTGTGTGTAACGAGAAGTGTAAGTTTCTTGAGCATTGTCATAAGACACTCCAGATCCTTCAGGTTTAACAGAAGCATTCGCAAATCCAGATAACATTACTTCCTCTTCGAAAGCTCTGTCTGAATTTTCTGTGTCGAAAATTTCTGCGTGTTCGTTCTCGTAGTTTTTATACTCCAGGCCGAATAGTGCATTCAATCCTGGCTCTAGTTCTTTAACTAGTTGTTGTCGTGATATAGCCATAATTTATTCTCCTATTATACGCCTGTAGTTGATTTAAGCTGATGCTCGTTGATTGTAACAATCGTTTTAGCATAAGCACCAATTGAATTATCTGGATCTTTTGAGAATCCAATAACTCTAAGTAGTAATGCAGTAGTTGCAGAAGTTCCTACATCTAATGTCATTCCTGATTGGCCGTTAATTGTACTTCCTGTACCAACATTGATATCGAAGTTTAATCCAACGTCTGCTTGAGCGATTGCTCCATCATCCGCTTGAACTTCAAATCTCGCATATGGATCGTCATATACGAATGCTTCAATTGTTTGTCCAGTTGCTACGTTTGTTTGGGTATAAACGTTAGTATATTTTGGTTTGCCAGTTGAAGGATCTTTCGAAATGAAAGCTCCCCAGAAAACACCCAATGAAGGGTCACTAGCTCCAGACTGATCAATGAATCCAGTACTTGTCATTTTGACCAAGTCACCTTGGAAAATTGAAGTACTTGAGTTGTCAGCAATATTATATTGCGACAAACCTTGATTGTCTGCATTTTGACCAACTTTACCAACAGGTTTAAAACCAAAAGGGCTGTTTGTATTTGCCATAGTTTTTACTCCTATTTTATTTTAAGTTGATCGGTGTTCCTTAGAAATAACTAAATAATTAGTCCTTCTTTGTACCACCGAAGGTTACACGAGTTTGCCTCTCACTATTGATAGGCATACTTGGATGCTGTTCCTTCATAAGATCGTTATTAATTGCTTCGTCTCGATCTTTGGTCTGCTTAGCAAAGTAAGCTTCTCTTGATCGTGCGATCTCTTCCGGTATCCTAGCCAGCAATAGGCCGCCTACTCCAATCACTCCTGCGTATTTGCCTTCGTTAACAGTTGGATAATTACTCTCTGGATATTGATCTGCTCTTACGAGCTCAAATCCTGAACGTAATTTACCGGACATATTCTTCGTATCATCGAAGCCCATTGTCTCGGCTCTTATCCATCTGTGTCTGAATCCATCAGGCGCAGGTGGTGCATCTAAAGATGACGGGGGAGTCCAAGTTTGAGGACGTGTGTCCTTTGCTCTTGTCTGACTCGCGCGTGAAGCCTTTATATTTTTATCTTGTTCCATATGCTTATGCCTCCTTCGCGGTTAATTGTTTTGCATAGTCTTCTAGTGGCACACCTAATCTTCTAGCTATTGCTACCTGTGACGGTGTGAGAGTCACAGTTTTTTTGCGTCCTGTTGCGCTCGGACGTTTAGCTGACGCTACAGTTTGAGCAGGTTTTGCTCTTTCTGTAGAATTATCCCCAACTTTAGCAAATTTGTGCGGAAATTCAAGTCTTATTCTCTTGTCTATTTCTGCATAGTATTCATCTGAAGTAGGGTCATATCCTTCTTGCTCAGTAAGCTTTTTATGTAAATCAAAAGCTGTGTAAGTCATAGCGGAATCCGTACCAAACCAAGTGTTTTTAGATGCCCAAGCATCTGCTTTTTCATCTGTAGGGACATCTTTTGGTAAATTATAACCCTGATAAACATTTTGTTGAGGATTAATATTTACTTCTTTTTTTGGTTCTGGTTGTTCTATTTCTCTAGATTTAAGATTCGCTAATCTTGCCTCATCCATAGTCAAAGTAGCAATTTGCTGTTGCGCAGCTACTTGTGCTTCTACGTCTTGAGATTCAATTGCATTTTTTAAAGCTTGTTTGGCAGCAGTTAAATTAGTTTTTACTCTGCTTTCAAATTCAGAAACATAAGATTTATCTAGTTTAGAAAATCTTCCTTCTAGTTCTTCTCTTTGTTTCTTTTGTACTTCCGCAAAAGCAATTGCTTCTTCTCTTTGCCTTTCGGCTTCTCTCATCTTACGAGTTAATTTAGCAATACGTTTTTGAACGCCTTCGCTATATTCTTTTAACTCATCTTTTTCTTCTTTATCAGCTTGAACATTAGACTGCTCATTAGATTCCGAAGATGTGTTATTGGACTCATTACTATCTTGTGTAACAACTTCAATTTTCTCTTCCGTTTCTTTTGTTTGTTCATTGTTCTCCTGTTCTAAATTGACTTCAGCTCCTTCTGTTTCGCCGACATCAATTAAGTCGTGTTTGTTTTCTTCTTGCATAGTGCCTTCCTATGTTAAATATGATGTAGTACAGATTCAGGATCCTTAATAGTTCCTAATACTTCATCATCGTTTAGTATTCGCACTTCTCCACCTTCTATTGGTAATCTTGAACCCGCATAACGAGCAAAGATCACCCAATCTCCTTTTTTGCACCACGGACCGGTTACAAACTTATCTTTGTCTGCATATGCTAATGGTCCCATTTTTAACACATAACCACAGTTCACTGCGATTCTTAGTTTATCTAATGTTTCTTGTGCAATTAAAATTCCGCCTTTAGTTTTTTCTTTTGGTGTAAAAGGTAAAACTAATAATCGATAACCAGATGGTTCTGGTAATTCATCTACAATAGATGAAACATTTTCGTGATCAATTCTTTTAGAGTCACGTTCTTTATTTTTAATTTCTTCTTGTTTATCTTCTTCTTGATATTTTTCTTGAAGTGCTAATTTAATCTTCGGTACTTCCGTCTCCAAATGGGACGACGTTTGTTCTGTCTGGTTCTTCATCTTGTTTTTTTTGCTCCTTATCTTGTAGCAGGTTAGAGATTTCCTGTAATGCTATTTGTATAGCGTGTGCTTGTCCAAGTAAATACTTGTATTTCTCCATATTGTCAATACCACCAGAGATCATTACATCTCCAATAGATTGTAACGAACTTTGTAGTCTTTTTTGTAATTTATAAATTACGTTAATAGGATCCATTTAACAATTCCATTTTCTAAGAGACTTATTGATTCTAGAATTGGGATCGTTAGCTGTTTTTGCTGATGTGAGTCTCTTCTTCATACCGCTCATTCTAGCACAAAAAGACTTACGTCTATTTGCTGCTTTAGAACCCTTTTTTAATTTAGATGGCTTCGTAGTTACTGCCATAGATAATTTAGAACCAGGGTTTGCTCTTCTATAAGATGCAATACCTTTTCTATTTAATCCACCTGATTTAGATTTACCTTCTTTTCTTTGCCACGCTGCTGTCTTTGCCATTATTTTTTTCTCCTTGTAAATGTTCTAACATTGGTTGGTTTAGGGCCAGTGTTCGACGCTTGGCGCTTTCGTTTGACCGCACTCGCCTTTTGTGAAGCACTCATACTGCGTGCTTTTGCAATAGGGACACATTTTGGATATTTCCTTTTGCTTCCCTTCGATCTCCCGCAAGGTTGATACTTGCCGTTCTTCTTTGGTGCTCCTATGTCTACCCATTTTTCTGCTACCCATTTTCTTAAACCACCTTGTGCCATATTAAGATTTCTTTGTAATTTTTCTTCTATTGTTCATAACACCACCACAACCTTTGGCTATTCCACCTTGATTATAGTTTGATCTTTTTTTTCTAGCTTGTGATTTTTTATTAGCACCGCCTGGTGTTACTTTACCAGAGCAAACGGCAGAAGCATACATATTAGCGTATGCACTTGGATACACTTTAAATTTTCTTTTTGCTGCTGCTTTTCCTCTTGGACAAAGTTTTGCCATTTACTGACACGATAAGCATTCATCAGATCCTTGATCTAATTTTGCTAACGCCTCCTGTTTACATTCATCACTGCAAATAGTTTGAAACTCACTTTCAGCTTCAAATTCTTTTTTACAAATTGCACATTCTTTTTTCATTATTTTTTCTTTTTCATTTTAGCTTTAGTTACTTTTCCACCTTTTTTCATAAAGCCCATTTTATTTCTAACGGCTGTAGGTAGTTTTGCTAATCCTGGATTTTTCTTTTTATCTACTGGTTTCATATTATTTTTTTGCCTCCTTTTTACAGTTACATTCGTGATTACACAAACATTGTGTAATCCCAAATATCTTACATACTATTTCGCAAGATTTGCGTTTTATCAATTTGAATAAGTCTGTCCAAGTGTTCATTATCTCCATCCTTTTTTTGCTAATTTAGGTTTTCCTTTTTTAATAAGACCACCTTTTTTATATCCTTTAGATCCACCGCATCTAAGTTTTATTTTTGGTTTATCTTGTTCTGGCTCAGGTGCCATTTTTCCTTTTTTCATTAATTCTTTTAAAGTTTTTTTATTTTCATCTGCAATTTTTTTATTTTCTTGTAAATCGCTATCATCGTAATCTTTTTCCATACTATTTTCCTTTTTTAGTGTTAATAATATCGGTCGCTTTAATGCCGTACACGGCAGCCACTACGGAAATCCATAGTCCCGTTATCCACCACGGCATAGCCTGTAATTTTTCAAAATACAAGTCTAATTTTTTAGAAATGTCTTCGTCTTCTGCAAATACAGAATACGCTAATAAAAACAGAGGACTTGATAACGTCAATAAAATGAATTCATCTTTCCAATCGTTTTTCTGCGCTTCAAATACTTTACCTGTATATTCAATCTCACCGCGTTTCATTTTTTCCGCGTGCAACAATGCTGCTTCTGACATAGCGATTTCAGATTTCTTTTTATTAGAATAGATTTCTACTGCGGCCTTAACTCCAGAGCCTATTAAACTCCAAGGAAACATTTATTAATACCAAGTAGCTGTTCTTTGTTTTTCTTTTAGCATTCTTTTTTGGCCTTTTACTTTTTCTTTTTGAGATTCATTTGGTTTTGACATCTCAACAGGCTTTTCTTTGTAAGAAATGCTAGTCTTTTTTTCTTTTTTCATAGTTTATTTCCTTTTCTTTGACATTTTAGCTTCAGAAAGCGCAATGGCAATAGCTTGTTTAGGATTTTTCACAATTTTTTTAGATTTTCCACTGTGAAGTTTACCTTTTTTAAACTCTCTCATTACTTTTGCTACTTTTTTCTGTCCTTTTCCCATTTTTTTCATCGTCCTGGTCCCATATTTTTAAGTTGCGCCGATAAAATAGTTTTTTCTATCGACGTATCAGCTCTTAAGTTAGCTAATTCTTCGTCTTGTTCAAGCTTTTGTTGCTCCGTCATTTGATTCATCATTGTTTTCATCTTGTCAAGATTAATTCTATCTTCTGATTCTTGTTTTTTACGTTCATTTTCCATTGCTCGTAGATCCACTTCTCTTGATTTTAATTTAATTAATGGATCTCCATCAAATTGAGAAGTAATTTCGTTTTCTTCTTTAGCAAATTCTTGTGTCATCTCTGCAATCAGTTTTGCTTTTCTTGCTTCTATCTGTTGTACCATTGATTGTATCTGAACATTAATCTGTGGATTCATTTGTGCTTGTTGTTGTAAGATTTGCATCTGTTGCATTTCTTCTACAAACTCTAATTGCACTTGTTCTTGAGCCATAATGCTAATGTGTTCTAAAATATTTTTTTGAATAGAAGCCATTACCATTGGATTATTTCGTACCATATTCACTTGCATAAAGTTTAAGTGTGCTTCAATGTGTGCTCTATGATCTTGTCCAGGGAACGCTTGAAAAGGTTTACCTGCTAATGCAGTAATATGTTCAATCGATGGATCTAAAGGAGTAGGTTGTTGTGGTGGAGGTAAAATAGCATTAATGTTTTTAATTCCTACTGCCTCATACATTGATCGGTATGCTTGGTATAAATTATGAATTTGTGGATTAGATTGTGCTAATTGTAATTGCATTTGTGCTAAAGATATTCTTTGTGTTTGTGAAAAGATATTAGGATCCGCAACCGGTAAAATATCTACTCGGTCATCAAAGTCTTGCACCTTCACTTCTCTAGAAGCCCCTGCCACATCATACGGATATACGGGTGGTAAATAACTTTTAAATATTTCTGCTAATAATTTAAATTCTTGTTTGAGTCCTACATACAGTCTTTTGTGAATAGCAGACATCACACGCGATCCGCGCTCCAAGAGTGCTACTGTAGTGCCCACGGCTGCCTGTTGATTCATATCGCCCACTTGTGCATCAGCGATACTCGCGAAGCGTTGACCTGCACCCACGACTACACTCATCAATTGTAATAAAGTTCCATCGGGTCCTTTGAAAGGCAAAGGCATAAACGCATCTCGTAAATTTCCACCTGGTGCATCTACATCTCTAAACTCCCCTGGTTGTAAAGGTTGTGCATCATCTCTTACTCGGATTCCTCTTGTTTTGAATCCAGCTGGCAGATTAGATAACGTTCCCGCATCTAAGAGCTGTCTTAAAGCTGCGGTCGCCGTACGGGATAATCCTCCAATCATATGGATAAGACCGAAACCATAAAACCCTAAACCTGGTAAAAATTTAAAGTGAACGAAATAATTAATTTTTGTTTTCTTAGGATCATTCTCAGCATAGTTTCTACGAATCGATAAAATGGTTCTAGAACTTTCTTCTACGGTTACAACATAAGGAAGTTTGATTCCTGTGGGCTCACCACTTTGATCTTTATCTTCAAAGCCTTCTAAATCTAAATTGACGTGACACTCTAACAATGTATAAATGTCATCTTGTTTTTGTTGACGTACTCCTTCAATCTCTTGTTCTTTTTGTTCAATGTCATCAGTTCGCATTGCAGGAGGAGTTAAATCTACATCTTTGTAAAATCCTGACACTTGTTGTTTACGTAAATCATTTTCAGAAATTTTAATAACGTGAACAACGGAATCGGCATCGTCTAACGATGTCGCTGAATAAGGGACTACCAAATCATCGGCAGGTATAAATTTAGAAACCGCTCTCCCTAAAAGTTCATCGTAATAAACTTTTTTAAATGTCGATCCGCTTAGGGGAAGATAGAAAAGCATTTGATCGAACTCGGGTTCATATTCTTTCATCTGGTCCATTATTTGGTAGTTCATAAAATCTTTAACACGATTGGATTGATCTTGTTTCTCTGGTGTGGTCGCTCCTAAAATTTGCGTTCGTACGGGTCCGTCGGCTGGTAATAATTCTTTATACGCTTGTGCTTGAAATTGTGTAACGGCTTCTGCAAGTACAGGATGGGTTACACCCGATGCACCTCTAAAAGGTTCCGTTCGTCTAATATATTTAAATCCTAATAAATCTAATCCATTACGATAAGTTTCTTCCCAATCTTTTCTTGAATTTCTATAGTCGGTATAATCTGCAGTTAGTTTAGCACCTAATGGATCTAATACATCATCTTCTAAAAATTCTGCTAAGTTAGAGAAATGATCTTCTCCTCCTTCAGGAACTGCTGCTTGCGGTTCAAAAGAAATTTCTGCACCACCATCTTCGGTTTCTATAATTTCTACAGGACCAGGTTGATCTGCTGCTATTTCTTGTGCTTCCGTAACAACTTGTTCTATTTCCTGTTCTCCAGGAATCTCAAGTTCCGTTCTTGTATTTGGTAATGCTTTGTCTATGGTTGCCATTATTATTTTTTATCCCGTTTTACAACTTTAACTTGTTTTACAGGCACTTTCAAGCCCTGTGGATTCGGTCCACGTTTAGGTGGAATGGTAGTGGTAAGTTTTGTTTTGACCATTAGTAATAATTTCGTTCCTCTATTGGTAAGGGTTCCTCTTCATAATCTTCAGGATGACCAATAAACCCTCCTTGTCTAAATCGCATTACCGCTTGTGTCATTGAGTCGACTAAGTCGTCATTGTCCCCATACGGAAAGGCAGCGCACTCTTCAATCACCTCTTCTGCAAATTTAGATTCGGGAGCCCATACTTGACCTGATTCAAAAATAGGAGCAACCGCATTTACCCTTGAATGTTTATCATTTCCTTTAGAGGGTGTAAAGTTAATAACAGGAATCCCCATCTTTCGTAATTCATAGGTAAGCGGTAATCCTGATGCTTTTCCCTCAATGACCACTGTTTCTGGTTTCCAATACTGATACTGCTCTAATGCTTTACGCCTTAGTTCAGGAAACTCTAATCGTTCTTTGACGGCATCTAATAAAATCAAATTTGGACCCGAGTCTGCATTAGGGTGAAATACTCCCCAGGTCGTAATCGCTGAATAGTCGGCGGTTTCCTTTTTCATAAAGGCCGTATCATAACTTTGAATGACGTGTTCTAAAGGTGGTACATAATCCTTATCCCACACTTTCCACCATTCCCGTTTAATAATCGATCCTTCTTCCGCAGTTGGATTTTGCATCCATTGCGCGTTCCACTTTCCAATACTAAGCGATGCTTTGACCCCTTCTAATTCTTCTAACTTCCAAAACTCAGGCCATACCGGTTGACCACTTGGTAAGATAGCAGGAAATTCTACAATCTCCCATTTGTCTGATTTCAATTCTTTTTGTGAACGAAGCAACGCTCCTGTCAAATCTTTATTGTTCCATCTCGTCATAACGAGAACAATCGCTCCGCCTGGTTGTAAACGCTGACGAGGACCAGAGGTATACCATTCATAGGCTCGTTCTAAAGCATCCGCGTTCAGCGCATCTTGCTCCGAGTGTGGATCGTCAATAATCAATAAGTCCGCACCACGACCCGTGATGGCCGAACCGACACCCGCTGCATAATATTCTCCTCCTTGTGCCGTTTCCCATTTACCTGCAGCTTGACTATCCTCTCTTAGTCTTGTTTCAAATACTTCTTTGTATTCAGGTGAATCCATTAACGTCTTTGCTTTTCTACCGAATCTGACTGCAAGTTCTGTCGTGTGAGTCGATTGAATGATTTTTAATTTAGGTCGTCTGCCAATCATCCACGCAGGAAGTAAGAAGGAACTAAATTCACTCTTCGTGTGCCGTGGTGGCATATTAATAATTAGTCGTTTGATTTCACCTTTTGCAAGTCTATTAAACTTTTCTGCAATAATCTTGTGATGTTTACCTTCAATAAATTCAGGCCAACAATGTTTGACAAAAGCCATAAAATCATCGTGGATCTTGGTTTCTTTTTTCTTTTCTTTTAGCTTGAGGTATGTCTTATAAAATTCTTTTCGAACGTCGGGCGGTAATCGTTTTATTTTATCTAAGTCTAGTTCCATTTTGAAAAAATTTTTTGCAAAATTTTTTTGCAAAGAGTTTTATATCATCTTTGTTTTTTTAGGTTCGTTGTATATGATTTTTTTATATTTTGCAAAGCTAGGTGGATTTTTTTTACAATGTATTTGGAGCGTGTGAATGTCTGAATGTTAGATATATAGTCATATATATATTTATATTTATATTTAAGGTTATAGGGGTATTGTAAATACTTCGTATTTACTTT